TCACGTCGCCACGGTGACCTCGGCGAAGGGTCCCGGCCCGAAACTGTCCGACACCTGCGCCACGGACAGCGTAAACGGCGCCGCCACGCCGTCCGCCGTCTGGGCCGCGGTGGAATAGCTCCAGCCCGGCGCCGCCACGCCTTCATCGCGCAGTATGGCGCCTCCGGCGATCACCCGCACCAGATAAGCCTCGCGCGCCTCGCCCAGCGGCACCTCGACCCCATTCCAGCTGTCGCCGTCGATCCGGGTGCGGCGGATCCAGCGCAGATCCACCGCCCCGTCCGCCGCCCGCGTCACCCCCAGATGACAGGGCGCATAGGGCCGCAGCCCGATGCCCTCAAACGCCGCCACCTCATGCAGATAGCTCGGGTCATCATAGGGCCGCGCCGCCGCCCCAATCCGGTAGTGCCGCGCCAGCCCGCGTGCCGACAACGCCAGATCCGGCTGCACCGCCGCCCCGTTCAGCAGCACGAAGCGGCTGCCGATCGGCCAGACCGCCGGCATCAACGCATCGCTTCCCGCCTGGCCCCGCAGCCGCAGCGCCAGATCATAGGTGTCGGGCGCCACCAGCGTGGCCTCGGCGAACTGAAACACTTCCCAATTGTCCGACGACCCATCCCCGATCGCCGCCACATTCGCGCCGTTCAGCACATCCAGCATCGCCGCCGAGGCCAGCCCCCCGCCATAAACCTTCACCCGAAGCGCCGGGCCGCGATCCCAAAGCCCGGCCGAGGCGCGTTCCAGGATCGACAGCGTCTCGCCGATGACCGAGGGCGCCGGGATCAGCTTGTTCAACTGATAGCCCGCATCCTGGGCCGCGCTATAGCAGGCCACGGTCCCGGGCCAGGGCGTCGCCGTCACCGCAAGATGGGGCTCGTAGGGAACCTCCTTCCCGGTCAGCAGCGGCAGATCCAGAAATTGCGCGAAGACCGGCACCGGCGGGGTGAAGGGGCGCGGCACCACGCGCTCTTCCACTGCGTCCGAGGCGATGTAGATCCCCGGCTCCACCCGAACCGCCTCGACCAGCCGCGCGCCGGCTTCCTCGACCCGGTCGATGCGGAAATCGGTGCCGCGCAGCGACACCACATCGCCCGCGCCAAGATCCAGATCCGACGGCGGCAGCGCGAATTTCACGCTGTCGCGCGCCACCCGCGCCTCAGCCAACCAGCGCTCGGTTACCTGCCGCGCCTCGGCCCCGGTCAGGACCAGCGGTGCCTCGCTTTGCGACACCGGCAGTTGCGCCGATTGCGGAAACACCGCCTCGGCCACGCGGGTGTCGAAATCGCCGCCCGCGCCGACATAGGTCAGCCGCACCCGCCCCGCGACCTCGGCCGCCGCCGCGCGCTGGGTCTCGACCGCGCTGTCCATGCCCTGGGTCAGCGCCAGCCGCGCCTCGTCCAGCACCCGCGCGCGCAGCCCGTCGCGCAGCCGGAAGCGCAGCGCGCCGCCGCGTTCGGTCGCGTCGAACCCGTAGACCAGCGACAGCGGCTGCAACGCCTCACGCGCGCTGCCGGTCTGATCCACGACATAGCCGCGCAGCAGCCCGTACAGCCGCGACACGTCGGTCTGCGCGACCCCCGCCGCCGCGCAGAAATCACGCACCACGCCCCCCAGGGGTTGCGCCGTCGCCCGCCCCGTCAGCCAGTGGCCGCGGGCGTAATTGTCGCCGTCCGACCACAGGTCGATCTGGTTGGGAAAGGCCGGAAAGGGCCGCGCGTCCCAGGCCCAGACATGGGCATAGCGGGTCTCGACCATCGGGCCGGGGTAAAGATCCGAGGCCGGGTTATGCTCGGCCTTGCCCCAATAACCCGCCATGGCGCGCAGATATTGCTGCTGGATCAGATCGTCCCGGGTCCCGCGCGACGCCCTTGGCAGGCCGGATTCCGACGACCGGACGTCAAGGAACTTGTTGGGCTGATTGGTGCCCTTGTCGATCGCCGCGCAGCCGATCTCGGTGAACCGGATCGGTTTCGATCCCGGCACCCAGGGCGTGGGCGTCACGGCCCGCACCCCGCCCGGGCGCGGAAAATGCACGTTCTCCCACCAGCCGCGGATATCCTTGGTGCGATAGACCCAGGGCTCGCCATAGGCGCCATCGGTGATCGGCGTGCGGATCTGCAACTCCGCGGCCTCGGGGCTTTCGTAATACCAGTCGAAATACTCGCCACCGCCGATATTGGCCATCAGGTAGTCGAGGTTGTAGATCGACCCCCATTCCGCATCCGCGTGATCCGGCCCGTCGCGCCAGTCCGAGATCGGCAGATAATTGTCGATACCGATGAAATCTATGTTGTCATCGGCCCAAAGCGTGTCCAGCGGAAAGGTCAGATCGCCCTCCGGGGTGACATGGCTGCCGTATTCCGACCAGTCCGCGGCATAGGTCAGCTTCACCCCCGCGCCCAGCACCGCGCGCACATCCGCGGCCAGCGTCCGCATCGCCTCGGCGAAGGGAAAGCCGCCACCGGCACCCCGCACCCGCGACAGCCCGCGCATTTCCGACCCCAGGCAGAAGGCGTCGACGCCGCCGGCCAGCTTCGCCAGCCAGGCGCAGGACAGGATGAAACGCCGATAGCCCCAATCCCCCGCTGGGCCCGCATAGCTGAGCTGGCCGCCCGCGATCGAGAAATCCGCCGGCGCGGCCGCACCGAAGAACGCCGCCACCTCGGCCTCGGCCGCGACGGTCCCGTCGGCCGATCCCGCCTGTCCCGGCGCCAGATCCAGCGTGATCCGCCCGCGCCAAGGCAGCGCCGGCTGCTCGGCCTCGCCATAGGGGTCGGCCAGGCCATTGCCGGCCAGTTGCTCCATCAGCACGAAGGGATAGAACATCACCTCTCGGCCGGCGGCCCGGATCGCCTGGATCGCCTCGACGACCGAGCCATCGGCCGGCGTGCCCCCGTAGATCGACTTGCCGTCCACCTTCGCCACCGCCTGGGCGGCGGTCCGGGTGATGCCGCCGGCGCGCCAAGCCATGCCCTGGCCCTCATAGGTGGTCTGCTCGACCTTGGGGCGCAGGCTGCACTGGCCGCAGCGCAGATCGTCGCCAAACCAGCTGACCACCAGCGACACCGACCCGCTGTTGGGCAACTCGGTCTCCAACTGATCCAGCGAAACCGAGAAATCCGTGCGCCCCCCCGGCACATGCACATTGGCCGAGGATTTCGCCCCCGGACCGGTGCCATAATGCACCGGGGTCGTGGCCAGCGCATATTCCCCGGTCCCCGGGATCAGCGCCACCGCCTGCACCGCCTCGGGCAGCAGCGGCGGCTCGCCCGCCACCGGCTGCACCGGGCGGATCACCTCGAAACTGAATTGCGGCACCCGGTTGCCATAGGGCGCCAGCGGCAGATCCTCGAACACCACATAGGCCAGCCCGCGATAGGCCGGCGCCTTGCCGGCGCCCTCGATGGCCTCGATCTTGGCGTCGGGCAGCTGATCCTCGCCGCCCAGATAGACCCGGATCGGCAGATCCGTCGCCGCGACCTCGACCCCGTCGGCCCAGATCCGGCCGATGCCCGCGATCTCGCCTTCGCACAAGGCCACCGCCAGGCTGACGGAATAGCTGTATTCGGTCACCGCCGGCTGCGGCGCGCCCTTGCCGCCGCCCTGCTGGGTGACCTGCTCGCGAAACCCCGAGGCCCAGATCACCTGGCCGCCCAGGCGCGTCCGCCCCCAGACCCGCGCGATGGCCGCGCCCTCGCTGGCCCCCATCAGCCGAAAGCGATCGACCCGGCCGGTCTCGACCGCGTCGGAACCGGCCCCCAGCAGCCGCTGGTCGATCACCCGACCCAGCGTCGCGCCGACCGCGCGCCCGATCACCGCGCCCGACAAGCCCAGCACCGTGCCGCCAAAGCCCGCGCCAAGGGCCGACCCCACGGCGGAAAGAACGATCGTCGCCATCAGGCGCCCTCCTTCGGAAATTGAAACCGCGCCGCGATCCGGCGGCGCCAGGGGGCCGACAGCGGGCTTTCAACCACGCTGTGCCCCGAATAGGCGTGTATGAATGTGGCCCCCGCCCCCACCTCGGCCGCGATGCCCAGATGTTTCGCCACCCCCCCGGCACGCATCCGAAACAGCAACACATCGCCCGGCGCCGGGGCGCCGGCGGGCCGCATATGGCGCAGCGCCGCCGCCAGCAATACCTCCTGGGCGCCCGGCTCGGCCCAATCCGGCGTATAGGCCGGCACCGGTTCCGGCTCGGCGCCGTACAATTCGCGCCAGACCCCGCGGATCAGGCCCAGGCAATCGGTGCCCGCGCCGCGCGCGCTGGCCTGATGACGATAGGGCGTGCCCAGCCAGCCCCGCGCGATCGCCACCGCGCGCGCGCCCTGGGTCATGGCGCCGCGCCGCCCGCCCGCTGGGGTGTGGTGGTCAGCCAGTCCTCACCTGGGATATCAGGAAACCCCCTGAAATTCAGCAGGTTGTGGAATTTCAACCGGCAGGTTTCGGCGCGCTTGTCGCAGCCCGCCGTGATCCGCAGAAGATCCCCCGCAGCCACCGGCACGGGCAGCGATTCCCACAGCTCGATCGCGCGGCCGGCGGCGGAAAGGCGGTCATTCTTCACCACCGCCACCAGCCCCTTCGCAGCACCGCTCAGGACCTCCAGCCGGCCCTTCTCGAACCAGCGGTCATCGAAGCCGGTGAAATCGGCGAAGTGAAAGATCCGGCCTTCCTCGACCCGTTCCGCCGGCCGATCCGAGACATAGCCCGGCGCGGCCAGATCCACCTTGCAGGCCGCGTCGCCCAGCACCGCGCTGCAGCCCGCCTGATAGACCCGCCCCTGCGGCTGGTTCAGCGCCTCGGTCAGCCCGCGCAATTCCGCCGTGAACGCGCCGCCGCTGCGCGTCAGCTCTCCGATCTGGCCGCGAAACAGCATCTGCCGCGCCGCGACATCGGTCCAGTCCACCAGCCAGGCGCGCACCTCGGCCCCATCGAAGCGCCCCGCGACGATGTCGGCCTCGGTCACCGCGCTGTCCGACAAGGCCCCCAGCGCCTCGGTATTGTCCACCGACAGCCCCGTGCTCTGCGTCAGCGCCCGCGCGCTCATGCCGCTGTCGGCGCGAAAGTCGATCCCGTCGAAGGCCAGGTCGCGATCGTGATCGGTGAAGCCGAAGACCGTGCCATCGGTGCGCTGGACCGCCCAGCACCGGCACAGCGCCGCCGCTCCCTGCTGCAGCCGCGCCGTCAGAAGATCGGCACTCATATCCGCACCTCGATCACCGGCACGCTGGGCACGTCGCCCGCCTGAAAGCTGGCCACCGAGGTCTGTATCCGGTCGGTATCGAAGCGCACCGGCACGTCGAATTCATAGCCCGCCGTCACCGGCGCGCCGACATCGGGGGGCTCGGTGAAGCTGACCATGCCGGTCGTCGGATCGACGCTGAACTGCAGCCCCTCGACCAGCGGATCACCGGCGATACCCACCCGCACGCTGCCCGCGACGGGCTTGGTGATCGGGCGCGCATAGCTTTGATCGCCCGAGCGATAGACCTTCACCAGCGGAAAGGTCACCGTCTCGCCATCACCCAGCGCGATCACCTGATCGTCGAACGCCACCTCGCGCGAGGCCGGGCAGGACCTGTAATCCGTCCAGTCCTTCCAGCGGAAACCGTTCAGCTGCCCGCGGCGGGCCTCGAAAAAGGCCACCAGGGCTTCCATGTCATCGAGCGACCGCAACCCCACACCGGCGTCGAACCGCCGCCGCGATTGCGCCCAGGGGGTGTTGCGTTCCTCATAGCCGTTGGCCAGCGTCACGATCTCCGTGCGCCGCTCTGGCCCGCCCAAAGAGCCAAAGCTCAGATTGGCGGGAAATCTCACCTCGTCGAATGCCATCTTACCTGTTCCTCTGCCCGCGCTGGATCGCCCGGCCCAGCTGCGCCGCCACCTGGGACTGACTTTGCCGGAAGCCGCGCACATCCGGCGTCGTGATGTTCATGACCACGTTGACGGTGCGGCCCCCGCCCTGCGCCTGCACCCCCAAACGCCCGTCCGGTCCCCGCGCCAGCGGCATGATCGCCTCGGGTCCGGCCTCGCCCATCAGGCCGCGCCCGCCGCGCATCGCGAACCCGGTGGGCTGCGCCACCACGCCGCCCTTGGCAAAGGGCATCACCCGCCCCTGCGCGAAGGGCGCGCCCTGGGCGAAGGGCTGGATCGACGACATCACCCCTTGCAGCCCGCTGGCCAGCGCGCCGCCGACCGCGTTCTGCACCGGCTTCATCGCGATCGCATAGACCGTATCGACCATGGTCTTCGCCACACCCCGCAGCGCGTCCGACAGCTTCATCCCGTCGAACACCAGCCCGTCGAACGACCGCCGAAGGCCGCGCCCGATCCCGCGCGAAAGCACATCCACCTCGCGCCCGGTGAACACCAGGCTGTCGCGCATCCGCCCGAGTTCGCGGTCAAAGGTCGCCGCCATTCCGGCCGACGCCCCCAGGCTGACCTCCAGCGCGTCGATCTCGGCCGTCAGCTGCGTCACATCCACCATCATCCTGCCCTTTCGCCCGGCCGGTTCCCGCATCGGGATAGGCCCGTACCAAATCTTCCAGCCGCGCCCGGGTCAGCGGCGCCCGCGCGCCGCCCAGCCCCAGCATCAGCATCAGCTCCACCGGCGTGAGCCGCCAGAACGCCTCGGGCGGCAACTGCAGCTCTCGCAGCCCCGCGCGCATCAGCCCGGGCCAGTCCAGGCCCAGTGGCGCCCCGTCGCTCATGGCGCGTCCGGCAGCGCGAAGGCACGCGCCAGCAACTCGGCCGCCACCCGGGCGGCCTCTAGCGGGCCGCCGCCGATCTCGGCGCTGCGCAGATCCGCCGCGCCGCCGGCCCAGCCGCCGCCACGCAGCCCCGCCACCACCAGCGCCAGCACGTCGCGGGTGGAAAACCGCCCGCCTTCGAAGCGTTCGACCAGGGCGATCAAGCTGTCCTCGCCCAGGCCGGCCTCCAGTTCCGCCAGGGCGCCCAGGGTCAGCTTGCAGACATGGCGCTGACCGTCGACGATCAGCGCCACCTCTCCGGCCCAGGGATTCACCATCGGAGAATCCGCCATCACAGCGCCGTGAAGATCAGTGCCCCGGCCGAGGCCATCGACATCTCGAACGTGGCCTCGCCGTCATGGGTGCCGGCATAATCGATCGCGGTGATCTGGAACGGCCCCTCGACCGTGCCGAAACCGGGGATCACCACCTGAAATCCGGGCGTCGCACCGTCGAAGAATATCTGGCGCGCGCGCTCGTCCGTCGTGGCATCCTTGAAGATCCCCGACCCAGACAGAGCCGCCGATTTCACCCCCGCGCCGGCCAGCAGCTCGCGCCAGCCTCCCTGGCTTTCCAAAGAGGTCACATCCACCGTCTCCGCGTTGAAACTCAGCCGCGAGGCACGCAGCCCCGCGATCGTCTCGAACTGGCCACCGCCGGTCATGTCGAGCTTGATGAGAAGATCCTTGCCGTTCTGGGCCACCATGGCGAATTCTCCGAATTGTACATGATATCGCGACAATCCCCTGGAATCGTCGGGGATTTAAGTTGGATTTGTGAAAGTCATTCCTCGACCCTGGCGCGAAAGACCAGGTCGATCCTGCGCGCCGCGCCGTTCTCCGTCCGCTCTGCCTTGGCGGTCAGAAAGCCGATCCCGACCAGTTGGCCCACGCTCAGCACCAAGGGCGCATCGACCAGCGCCGCGGCCACCGCGGCCGCCGCCTTCTTGGCCTCCTGGAACCCGGCGGCGGTGGAATGGACGCTGATCGTCAGCCGGTGTTCCGCCCCCTGGCCGGTCGAATCCGAACGGTCCCGCACCTGTTCCGGTCCCAGCACCACGAAAGTCGCGGGCTTGTCGCCCGCCGGCACCGCGTCATAGACGCCGCCGCCGACCAGCGCCGACAGCGCCGCATCGCCCGAAAGCTGGGCAAAGACCGCGCTTTGCAGCGCCGCGGATGTCGCATAGCTCATGCCGCCACCTCCTCGCGCGCGAAACAGGTCAGGTACTGCCCCTCCGGGTCGCGCTCGGCCACGGCGAGGATGGTGAAGATCCGCGTGCCCTCGCGCAGGCGCTGCCCCGGTTCGGGCCGCGACGGCGCCCCCGGCGGGGCCGCGCGCAGGGTGATCCTGAAGGGCACGCGGGCGAGCGTCACCGCGTCGCCGAAGCTTTCGCGCCCGGTGCCGGGCCGCAACTCGGCCCAGACGACGCCCTGCGCCGTCCAGGTCTCGGTGAATCCGCCGGCGCCGTCGGGCGCCACGACGGGCGCCTCCAGCACCAGCCGGCGGTTCAGCCGCGGCGTGTCCATCGCCCGGCTCATGCCTGGCCCCCACCCAGCACGCGCACGGTGCGCCAGCGCTCGATCAGGGCCATCACCCCGAACGGCATCGCGTCACGCGGGCCGCCGGCGTCATGGCGGTTCTCGTAATAGCCCGTAGCCAGCAGCAGCACCGCCTGGCGCAGATCGGCGGGCACGTCGGTCCAGGCCGGGCCGAACCCCGCGGTGAACGTGATCCGCGCCTCGCCGCCCGTGGGGATCGTCGGCAGCGCCAGCCCCGTCGCCGCGATCCTCGGGCGCTGGCTGTCCTTGACCAGCCGATAGGCCGCCGGATCCGCCGGGGTCTGGATCCCGGCCGCATCGACCAGCACCAGGGCCGCAACCGCGCTGACCGGCGCCAGCGGCAAGGCCTGCCCCTCGGGGTCGCGCCAATAGCTGACACCCCATGAAAAATCTCGCGAAATCAGCGCCTTGCCGATCCGCCCTTCGATCGCGGCCAGGGCCGAGCGCAGATAGCCCTCGGCCAGCCCATCCTGCACCGCATCATCCGCGAAGCCGGTGCCCAGGCGCAAATGGTCCTTGAACTCGGCCACCGGCAGCACCGCCACCGGCACCGGGCTCTGTTCGATCAGCGTCATCATCCGCACATCCCCTGCAAACCTCCGCCATCCCGGGCGCGCGCCCCCGCCCCGCCCGGGCGGAGGGAGACAATTGCGCGGCGCGGGCGCCCCTAAGGGCCCGGCACGCGCCCGGCACCCGGCGCGAACGCCGGGCCTTCGCCCCGTTTAGGACAGGGCGAACTTCAGCAGCTTGATCGCGGCGAAATCGCTGACGTCGCCGCCGACGCGCTTGGTGGCGTAGAACAGCACATGCGGCTTGGCCGAGAACGGATCGCGCAGCACCCGCAGATCGGGACGTTCGGCCACCGTGTAACCCGCGCGGAAATCGCCGAAGGCCATCGAAAGGCTGCCCGAGGCGATATCGGGCATGTCCTCGGCGATCAGCACCGGATAGCCCATCAGCCGCGCGGGCTCGCCCGCCGCCAGCCCGTCCGACCACAGGAAGCGCCCGTCGGCATCCTTCATCTTGCGCACCGCGCCCGCGGTCTTCGAATTCATCACGAAGGTCGCGTTGGCGCGGTAATCGGCATCCAGCGCGTAGACCAGATCGACGATCGAATCCACGGCGTTGGTGGCGGCGAAATCGCCGTCGGCGCCGGTCGCCACATAGCCCAGGCTGCCCCAGGCCCAGGTCGCCTCGGCCACAGCGGGGTGGCTGAGGAACCCCGTCGGCTTGTCGATTCCGTCGCCCGAGATGAACGATTGCGCCTCGGCGCGGGCGAACTTGTGCGCGATGCGGCCGGCCAGCCAGCCCTCGATGTCGAAGGCGCTGTCGTCCAGCAGCCGCTGGCTGGCTTTCGGCAGGGCGCTGAGTTCATGCAGCGGGATCGAGATCCGCTCGATCAGCGGCGTGCCGGTCTCGGCCACCGGGCCGGCCTCGGTCGCCCAGCCCGAACCCACATCGGTATGGTCGATCAACACGTCGAAGCTGGTGGCCTCGACATTCACCACATTGGCGATCGCGCGGATCGAGGCGGTCGAGGCCAACGTCGAGCGGATCGTCTCGGCGGTCTGGGGATCGACCAGATAGCCGCCCTCGGCTGCGACGGATTCGTTCAGCGCCTTGCCCTCGAGCACCAGGCCGCGAAGGCCCGCGTCATCGCCCACGCGCAGATAGGCATCCAGGGCCTTGCGATGCGGCGCGCCGTCGTCGACGGCATGGGAAAGGGCCGGGCGCGCCCGGGTGATAGACTTGCGGTCCAGCATGGTCAGTCGCTCTTCCTGTTGTTGCAACGTTGTCTTCATATCGTCCCGGAAGTTCTTGAATTCCCCCAGGAAACCGTCCAGCGCGGTCTTCATCTCCGCGCCCTCGTACAGGCCGCCGGACACACCCGTCCCGGCCGCCCGAGCCTTCGTCTCGGTCGTCTTCATTTCCAATTCCTCTCTTGGGTGGTCGGCCGAAACCTAGCGCTCGGCCAGCATCCGGCGGGCCTCATCGAAAGCCGCCGCAAGATCGGCGAGCAGCGCCTCGGGCAGCGCCTCCGGCGCCTCGCCCTTCGCCGCCACCCGCGCCTCGGGGAGCATCGGGAAGGTCACCAGCGACACTTCCCACAGATCCAGCTCCGACAATTGGCGCCGGCCCTTCGCGTCACGCTCGGCCACGATGGTACGGTAGCCGATCGACAGGCCCTCGATCGCGCCCGCCTCCAACAGCGCCAGCGCCTCGCGGCCGCGCGCCACATCGGTCAGCACCCTTCCCTTGACCCACAGGCCATGGCCGTCCTCGCGCACCTCGTCCCACACGCCGATCGGCTGCGCCGGATCATGCTGCCAAAGCATCTTCACCCGGCCGCCGCGCGCCGCCAGCGCCTTCAACGAGCGCGCATACGCGCCGGCCCGGACGACATCGCCCCCCTGATCCTCTCGCCCGAAGACCGAGGCATAGCCCTCGACCACCGCCCCGGCACCGACGCTTAGCGCGGCCTCCGCGGGGCACAACTTCAACTCCAGCCCATAATCCATTGCGATTCTTGCCTTTCCTCATTTCAGCAGCGAATCCACCACCAGCCCCGCGCCCTGCGCCAGCATGAACAGAAGCGCGCCATACACTGCCATCCAGATCCGCCGTTCCATGCGATCCAGCATCGCCTCGATCTGGCGCAGCCTGGTTTCGATCGCCTGCCAGCGCTCCTCGGCCACGCGCTCATTGGCCTCGATGCGCGCGTGCGCGGCGTCGAAACTGTCGTAAAGGAACCGCGACCCCCCGCCCGGCGGCCGCCGCCCCGTCATTCTGGCTCCGCAAGCCGCGGCAGGCCCAGCAGCGCGCGCTTTTCCGCCTCGGTCAGGAACTCGGCCGCGCCGACCCGCGCCCATTGCTGATCGCGCTCGGCCGCCAGCGCCGGGACCTGGTCCAGATCCGGCCGGATCTCGACCTCCGCCCCCGAGAACCCCGCCAGCCAATGCGCGATCGCCGCCGTCACCCGCGACACCAGCGGCACCACCGTCAGCCGATAGAAGGCGCGGTTCGCCTCCTGATAATTGGCATAGGTCGCGTCGCCCGGAATGCCCATCAGCATCGGCGGCACACCGAAGGCCACGGCGATCTCGCGCGCGGCCCCCTCCTTGGTCTTCAGGAACTCCATGTCCGAGGGGCTGAACCCCATCGGCTTCCAGTCAAGACCGCCTTCCAGCAGCATCGGCCGCCCGGCATTGCGCGCGCCCTGATGATAGCTTTCCATCTCGGTGATCAGCCGGTCGTATTGATCCGCGCTCAGGCTGCCCTGACCGTCGGACCCCTTGTAGACGATCGCCCCGGAAGGCCGCGCGGCATTGTCCAGCAGTGCCTTCGACCAGGCGCTTGCCGAATTGTGCACATCCACCGCCACCGCCGCCGCCTGCAGCGGCGAAAAGCCGTAATGGTCGTCCTGCGGATGGAACATCTTCACATGACAGATCGGCGCCACCGCCCCGGTCATGTCGAACCGATGCTTGCGCCCGCCCACCTGATACTCGTAGGCCACCGGCCAGCCATCCGCGCCAGGCACCAGCCGCATCCGGTCCGAGCGCAGCACATGCAGCTCCGCCGGCAGCCGCGCGCCGCCCGGGACGGCCTCCAGATAACCGTTGCCGCTCAGCAGAAGCTGGCCATACAGGGCCTCCAGCAATTCCGCCCGGCCCTGCGCCGGATTGGGCCGGCGCAACAGGTCCACCAGCGGATGCGCCTCGTAACGCCGATCGGCGTCCTGAAACACCAACGGCAAGGCCGCCGCCGCTTCGACGATCATCCGCACCGCCCGAAACCCGACGGGATTGCCCTGAAACCCCGACCGGATCAGCGAAACCGTGTCGCGCGGCCCCCAGGCCACCCGCCCCGCCCCCGCCCAGGCGATCACCGGCCCCGAGGCCGAAGCCTTCCGCTCGGCCACCGCCGCCTCCTTGCGCCGCAGGAACTCAAACATCCGCCTCTCCTCATCCATGCCAGGACAGACCGCCGCCCGCAGGCCCGACCCATCCTTTCATTGTTCGCCAAAATACGCCCGCCGGAGGCATCCCGCCCCCGGCCACGGGCGCCGCGTTAAAGCCCCCGCACCCGCGGCCGTCGCCAGGCCTGCGCCGGTGCGATCATCAGATCCGTCAGCGCCCAGACCAGCGCATCCACCCGGTCGGGCGATCCCCGCCCCTGAAATCCCTGGCCCGTCATCTGCGCCATCTGATCCTCCAGCGCCGCCAGACCGCGCATATGCGCGACCCGTCCCTGTTCGTACAGCGCCGCCACCGGCTCGGCCCGCGCAAGCTTGCCCCGCGCCGCCCGGACCGCCCGGTAGGGCACCAGCGGATCGACCTGCCGCAACACGCTTTCCACAAGATCCCCGCCCTGATTGACCTCGGCCACCAGACGCTCGGCGCCATGACGCTCCATCGCGGCAATCGCCGCCCGCGCCCATTGGTCCGGGCTCGCCCCCGACAGGCTTGCATCCTCCAGCACATAGGCCCGCCATTCCTGCGGCGCGCCTTCCGCGACCACCCCGGCCACCACAATACCGCATTCGTCCGACGAACTGTGCCCGGTCACCGGCGGATCCACCGCCACCACCACCCGGCTCAGCCGCGGAACTTCGTCGACCCGGCTAGCCTCGATCGCGGCATTGCTCCACAGCGCCCCCTCGGCCTCTTCCAGCAGCGCGCCGTCCAGCTCCTGCCGTCCCAGCCGCGTGCCGCCGTAGCGCGCGCGCACCTCCTCCAGGAAAGAGGCCGCCAGATAGGCCCGGTTCGCCTCGGTCGGCGCATGTGTCACCACCGTCGACGGGTTGCGCAAGATCGCCTTCAGCGCCTCGACATTGCGCGGCGTCGTCGTCACCACCTGGCGCGGCTGCGGCCCCAGACGCAGCGCGAATTGCAGCATGTCCCAGGCCTCGCCGGCGCGCTTCCACTTCGCCAGCTCGTCGGCCCAGGCCGCATCGAACTGCGGCCCCCGCAGGCTCTCGGGCTCATGCGCCGAGAACAGCCGCGCCTCGGCACCGTTGGGCCAGACCAGCCGCTTGCGCGTCGCCTGCCATTCGGGGCGGCGATCGGGCGGCGTGCAGGCCAGGATGCCGCTTTCGCCGAAAACCATCACCTCGCGCGCCTGGTCGATCGTCTCGCCGACCAGCGCCACATGCTTCGCCATCCCCGGATCGCGCGGCCCCGCCCCTTCCACCTGGGCACGCACCCATTCGGCGCCGGCGCGCGTCTTGCCGGCGCCGCGTCCGCCCATGATCACCCAGCTGCGCCACACGCCCTCGGGCGGCAGCTGATGCGGCAGCGCCCAGAATTCGAACATCCATGGCAGCGCCATCAGCGCCCCGTCGCTCAGGCTTTCCAGAAAGGCGTCAACCGTCTGCGGCGTCGCGGAGGCAAGCCAGGCGGCGCCCGATCTCAGCGCGGGCGGCGGCGAAGTCAAGCTCTGCCGGGTCGCCTCCTCCTTCGCGCCCATGCTCTTTGCGGAGTTTTTCAA